CGCCAGTATCCTTGACAAAATCATAGTAATACACGATGCCCAACTTGTTATCGGCTATAAAGAGCCTATTTTCGTTGGATTGAAACTGAAGAGTGCGGAAGTCCGGGACAAATGTAGGAGTAATGTCTGAGTATTGTACAGTTGGAGTTCTCTCATATCCATAATTTCCAACGGAACTAATTGTTCCTCCACTTTGGTTGACAAAGAATACCTCTCCTTGAGAATTCACTGCAATACCTCCCGTATTATCGCCGTTTGTATAAATATTGGAATTGGAGGTGCCCGAGATAGTATATAATTGGTTATTGACGATAACATCGGTGGTACGATAACGACAGAGCGCGTTGTTTCCCGGGACACCGACAAAGACGAACAGACTGCCAGGATCCGTGGTGATTGCACGAATCTCACTGGTGAAATCACTTCCATCTTTTCCTAGCCGCATCGTAACAAGACCGGTAGCAGGCTGGTATTTATATACCTTACCGGTAGATGTCCCGAACAGGATAGTATCATAGGTTGCATCAAGCAGTGATGGGATAGAACACATAGCGGTGATGTACCCACTGGTTGTAGCGATATTGGAAAGCACGTTGTTCGTGGACATCCCTGCTTATATATACCGTTGTATCAAAACGAGTGAAATTCCATCGTGGATGACCGCACCCCAATACGCTGAATACCATGACATCCTCAGTCCCAAAACCATGCCGAGAATAACTACGATGGAACGGAGGAAAGTGTTGATCAAAAGGTTGGACGTGGGGTAGCGGAAGAGGGGGCTTAGCATTGCTTCTCTATCTGAAGAAAATAATTTCTCATTTGAAACCGCATGTCCAGGACAAAGGGTCGCCACGGGGACCCCCAGAAAAAAATTCTCTTGCGTAGAAGCATAACAAACTATGGGAGGCGGACTTATGCAGCTCGTCTCGTACGGCGCTCAGGATATCTACATCTCGGGTAACCCCCAGATTACGTTCTGGAAGGTGCTCTACAAGCGCCACACCAACTTCGCCATGGAGGCGATTGAGGTGACGTTCAACGGCCAGGCTGACTTCGGCCGCCGTGTGACGGCTGTCATCAGCCGCAACGCTGACCTGATGTACCGCACCTACATCCAGGTGACGCTGCCCCAGATCACCCTCTCGACGCCGGATGCCCGCTTCCGCTGGCTCAACTACGTCGGCCACCGCCTGCTCAAGCAGGTGGAGATCGAGATCGGCGGCTCGCGCATTGACCGCCAGTATGGTGACTGGATGCAGATCTGGACGCAGCTGACGCAGCCCGTCGGCACCCAGGTGTCGTTCGACGACATGGTTGGCAACTCCGCCGACCTCGTGCTGCTGAAGGACGGCTCGGGTGTTGCGCTGGACGCCACGTGCGCCGCCTCGGAGGCCACCAACTCGTGCTTGTCCCGCGCCGGCACCCCGCTCAAGACGCTCTACATCCCCCTGCAGTTCTGGTACTGCCGCAACCCCGGTCTGGCCATCCCGCTGATCGCCCTCCAGTACCACGAGGTGCGCATCAACGTCGAGTTCGAGCAGAACTACAACTGCTGCTACGCCGACAAGCAGCAGCTCAACATCTCGCTGCTGCCTGTCCAGACGAACATCTCCCTCGGCTCGGGTGTCACGTCGATCTCCCAGCTCCAGCTGGTTGCCGCGTCGCTGTACGTGGATTACGTCTATCTCGACACGGAGGAGCGCCGCCGGTTCGCCCAGCAGTCGCACGAGTACCTGATTGACCAGCTGCAGTTCACGGGCGACGAGACGGTCACGGCCTCGTCCAACAAGATCCAGATGAACTTTAACCACCCCGTCAAGGAGCTGGTGTGGGTCGTCCAGCGCGACTCGTTCGTGGATTGCAACTCCCCGCCTACGCCGTGGGTTGCCCAGGCGTACGGACAGCAGCCGTTCAACTACTCCGACGACTGGAGCACGGAGGGCATCGTCACGGCCGTGCTCGGCCGCGGCGCCCTGGCGACGTCTGCCGGTGCTACGGTCCCGACCTGGGCACCGGGCCCGGCCGGCGCGTACGGCGCTGCCTACCTGCCCGGTGTTGGCGCCTCGTCCGGCGCTGGTCTGGGCACTGGCTCACAGCTCTACAACGCGGACGGCTCGGTCGGCGATGAGGCGTTCTTCGAGGGCACCACGAACTACCTGCTCGCCAAGGTCATCCTCGCCTCCAACGTCAAGTGCGAGGGCAAGAACCCCGTGGAGGTCGCCAAGATCCAGCTCAACGGCCAGGACCGCTTCTCCGAGCGCGAGGGCCGCTACTTCGACAAGGTGCAGCCCTGGCAGCACCACTCGCGCACGCCGTCGGTGGGCATCAACGTGTATTCGTTTGCCCTGAAGCCGGAGGAGCACCAGCCCAGCGGCACGTGCAACTTCTCGCGCATCGACAAGGCGACGATCAACCTGACGCTGTCGGTGAACACCGTCCGCGACCAGCGCACGGCGAAGGTGCGCATCTACGCGGTGAACTACAACGTGCTCCGCGTCATGTCCGGCATGGGCGGCCTCGCGTACTCCAACTAAACAGCTATACGGCGGTGGTGTGTAGTAGTGATGTTAACTAAAAATAAATAAATAACGGTCCTGGAAACAGGGCTCAATAAGTATCGTATAAACGAGATCTATTGAGTGGTTTAGATAGACATACTGTTACTATAGAACAAGGATGAATAGAAAAATTTGCGTGATTAGTCAAACATATTCAGATAACAGGCACATTCTTTTTAGATTTCATAATTGCGATGATAATCAGATACACTTTCGTAATTCATTTGATAAGAATATTTATTCATTTCACAATTGTTCAGACGACTACGTGAACACTATCTTGAACTTTAAATTTTTTAAAGAGATCAAGAATCTTGAGATTGTTCGGTATAATGATATATCGTACACCGAAACATTTAAGCGAACACTCCAAAAATGCAGAGCTGAAAAGTATGATCGGGTTATATTTATGCAGGATGATTCATATTCTCAACCCGAAGAGAACACAGAGTTAGTTAATTTTATCAAGACTGGAGACTACAATATGTTAAATATGGAAATGACCCCACTTGAGATTACACACGTTCAATCCATGCCTGCTGTGTATACTACAGATACACTAAAGATATATCCTTCCACGTCAAGAGATTTCGTGCTATCAGGAAAATGGGCATTTGACGATGGGTGTTGGGCTGCAAAGCTAGACTACCTTTCAAATATTTATGATGATACGTACTTTAATATCGGAGATATCTGGTCAGGAGAAATACATCTAAAAAATAAAATTAAAAACACTGTTGTAGACCGTTTCATCTGTGGCCGAAGTTATTTTTTTAGGAGGGCTGTAGTCGGTAAAAATGTTCAACCAAACAACAATGATCGAGACTATATGATGAACAGATTTAAAAGGGTATAAAGTATTTACCCCCTGCGGGGGTTGATCACATATGATTACAAATATTATTCTTTTTGGACATACTGGGATGCTTGGTCGGTATGTGTATTCTTACTTCAAGAACATTCGAGTAGTCCGTGGATTCCGTGTAACGAAAGACACAACAAGTGCGGATATCGAAGCAGTTCTCTTAGCCCATGGGATTAACGAATCTACGTGTGTTATCAATTGTATTGGCGCGATCCCCCAGAGGAATCAGACCCCCCTGAATTATTACATTGTAAATGGGGTGTTTCCTCACCTTCTCTGGTCTGTCTGTGAAAAGTACCGCTGCCGTATGATACAGCCTACGACGGATTGTGTATTCAGCGGAACACGTGGAATGTACACTGAGGCGGATGCTCACGACGAAAGCGGACACTACGGGCTCAGCAAGTCTCTCGGAGAACCAGGCTGTACTGTTATCCGAACATCTATTATTGGAGAAGAGCTATCAAACAAAAAATCCTTCCTTGAGTTTGTCAAGAACAGCTCTGGAACTATTCAAGGTTGGACAAACCACATGTGGAATGGCATCACGTGTCTTGAGTACTGCAAAGTCATCGAAAAAATCATAACAGAGAATCTCTTCTGGTCTGGAGTACGACATGTTGCGTCTCCTACTCCGGCAAGTAAGTATGACATTGCATGTATGGTTGCTAGGGTATTCGGAGTAACGACAACCATTGATGAGACGACAGGACCAACCCTATGCGATAAAACGTTGAGCTCTGTATATCCCGCGATCTTCGTTATCCCTGAGATAAGTGCGCAGGTGAGCGATTTACGGAAGTTTATGCTTTTAGATGTATAATGAGTTGGTCTCCCAAGACTGGACGATTTACAAGTGGCTCAGTAAGAATGGCAGTCGATACCATAACAACCCCGATTCCTCCACAGCCACTAAATAATTGGACAGGAAGCACTACGCGACTTGAAATAGAAACTCTACTGTCTAGCCGTCAGAAGATTGCGTATATTAAACGTAATCTTAAAACGGGTCTATTTTACCAGCATTCCAGAATTCAAAAACAACCTCTGACGGGTGAAACGGTGTCCATTGTAATGACATCGTCCAATCGTTCGAAGCAGACATATTATACGCTGCACACGATATCGCGGGATAGGTACAAGAATGTCCAGGTTATTTTGGTTGATGACTCAACGTCGGATCCTATAAGTATAGACACGCTCAATGGATATCCATTCACGATTGATTTTATCCAAATTTTGCATGATAAAAAGATATGGGGAAATCCGTGCGTTAATTACAATATTGGGTTCCAGTTTATTGAAGGGGGCAAGGTGATTATCCAGAATGCTGAAGTGTGTCATGTAGGCAACGTGATAGACTATGTCCATACAAGTGTGAATGATAATACGTACGCGGTATTTGATGTAAAAAGCACTGAAGGTCTTCGGTATAACGATATGGTCTATTCAAAGTC